TTGAATTTCTTTGCAACCGAAAACAGGTTCGAGTACCTCGGCAACTGAGACGGATCGGTAATCCCGAGGATCTTGATACCCTTCTCGATCCAGTAGGGCCTGACCCACATCATCTTCCGGGGCTGGGTGATCCACATCTTCTTGAGGATTGGAGTCATCTTGCAGAGTCCAGCCTCGACCCTGCGACGATTCTCCATTTCGATTGCGATCTCGACGAACGTGTAGTGTTCCTCGTCACGCAGTCGGACAGCCTCTTTCATGACCTTGCGTTTCTCGATGTCCCATACGACATATTCCCGTTCGTTCTTCTTGATGGACATAGTCCCGTGCATCAACTGGGTAGGCTCGCCGTTCATCTTCTTGGACGACAATCCATCCCGAATACGCTGAGACAGCATGGTGGCCTCAGCCTCTGCGAAGCTCGCAATCATCGTTAGGATCACCTTGCCCATCGGAGTGTCGCTATTGAGCGAAACGCCGTTCATATTGACGATATGGAGGGTGATCCTGTTCTCCGCGAACCAGTCGGTCATCCGGCAGAAGTCGGATACCTTGCGCCACATCCGGTCGATCTTGTCGATGATCAGGTGATCTCCTGGTCGGAGTTGATTTACCAGCCTTCTTCCGGCAGGTCGGTCCACAAACGGGGTTTTGCTGGCTGACATCCCCTTGCCATCCTCGTGGAAGTCACCCCAGACGACACCGTTGTCCTTCAGGTACATCTCGTAGTACCGATTTGCACGCACTTTCTGGTCTGGAATCGAGTTGTCCTTCTCGTACTGCGAGAACGAGGAGACGCGACCGTATGCGAAGGCCACAGGAGGACCTTCACGACGGGTATTGATGGTGGGCAACGCCGTGACCTTGCGTCGTTTCATCGGAGCGTCGTGCAACGCAGCCTCGGAAATCATCTTCTGCGCTGCTTTCGGGTCGAACAATTTATCGACGGCTATCATTGTAATTCCAATTTACGGGTTGAGTAATGAAAAGACTGATACTTAATGTCATATTCGCGACAGCAAATTTAATCAAGCGATTTTTCCTAGAAATTCCCAAGATAGTTGCACACCACTGTTCAAGTGTGTTAAATACATCTGATTCGCGAATTGAAAGTCGCGTAATGATTTGCGTAACAACCGCACACTTTGGGTAATCTGATGGGACTTGATGACGATTCGACGTTGAGCGGAAGCGAGTTCACCGATGCACTTGCTGCTGCGACTGCTACGGCACCTGCACCACAGGCTCCGGTCGCTGACCCTACGCCTGCTCCTTCGAGTCCTCCTCCAGTTGAGCCAGTCCAGCCTCCTCCCGCACAGCCAGGCCCTGCTCCGCCGACTCCGGAGCCTACTCCGGTACAACCGCCTCCTGCTGTTGAGCCTCCTCAGCAAAGGCAGGACGATACGCTGTCGATTCTGAGGAAGTCTGCCCGCCAGATGGGCCTCGACATCGCAGACGAATCCAGTGCCGAGGAAGCCCTTTTGGTAGCGTTGCAGAACATGCACGCACTCAAGGTGGCACAGCAGCAGATGGCTGCACAGAAGCCCGTTCCAGAGCCTGCAAAGGTAGATCCGGTCAAGAAGTCGGACGAATTTGACCCAGACGTCTACTTCGGTGAGAAGTGGGGAGTCAGTTGGTCGCCGGAATACGATCAGGCGATCACGAGCGGCATCGTTACTCAAGACCCAGCGACTGGCATGTACATTGCCAAGCCTGGGTTCGAGAGCGTTGCCAACCCGATCCTGCCCAGGATGAACGAGTCCGCTCGGGCGATCAGCCAGAAGTGGCAGGGAATTACCCGCAGCAATTTTTACAAAGACGTTTACAACGTCACCAAGGACCCGATCCTTCGAGAAGTCGATCGAATTGTCCAGCAGAGGATCGCAGAGATCCAGAGTCGTACCACGAGTCAAAACGTGGTTGAAAAGTTCGAGTCGGAGAACGCCTCGTGGATCTACACGCAAGATCCGGTCACGAAGCAGCAGGTCCCGACCCAGGATGGCGAAAGGCTCATCAGTGCCGTTCAGGCTATGTACGCCCAGGGGCTAGAGCCTAGCCAAGCGATCCAGCAGGCCTTGTTCATCACGGGCCTCAACAATCGAACAAGCAAGCAGGCAGCCCCTGCACCGGCACCTGTCGCACCAGCAGTGCCTCCACCAAGCCAGAGTCCGCAACAATCGTTTCTGGAGAAGGCGAGGAATGCAAACGCATACTCGCCAAACGCTACTGGACCGGGTGTGGACCCGGGCCTTCAGATCAACAACGAAGCTGATCTGGATACTTTGTTCACCCGGTCTCTATTACTCTCCAGGTAAGGATTAAAAGATGGCAGCAGACGAGTGGGTTGGCATAGTCGAAACCACAATGCCGAAGTTCATGAAGGGTGCTTCGGACATGACTATGCGCAAGCGACTATTGCTTGCACAGGCACAGAAGCGAGGTCGAGTCGCGTTCAATGCGAGCGGGACCGAACTCGTTTGGCAGTTGGAGTTCAGTCAGCCTCCGATCACGCAGAACGGCGACGGCTCCGTCCTCGATTTCTCGAACCACCGAGCGTACCGACAGGTGTCGATCGAATGGGGTGGGTACGTCGGGACTGACACGCTGACCACGAAGCAGAACCTCATGAACCGAGGTACTGAGCAGTTGGTCAACCTGTTCCAGTCCAAGACGAACAACCTGCGAAAATCGATCACCGACACGTTCGCTGGCGAGTTGTATCGCGACGGAAGTACTGCCGGTCGCGAGAACGCGATCCACGGCTTGGAGACCTTCATGGGTGCAGGCACCTGTGCGGCGACCGACCGGATTGCAGTCCCGAGCGACACCTACGGCTTGGGTCAGTTGTCGACCCAACTCGGTGCTTACGGCGGATCGTGGTCGAGTGCGTTGAGCACCAAGCCGAACTCGACGATCGCGACGGACTGGCCTGACGGTTCGGGTACTTCCGAGTACGATTTCAACGCACCGAAGTTGATCAACTGGTCGTCCTCGAACTGGGGCACTGGTGCGACGACTTGGGAAGCCAATGCTTGGCGAGTCGTTTCTCAGGCCATTACCTGGCTCACCACGACCGGTGGTGACGACGGAATGCCGACGCTCGGAGCGATGGCCTCGGACTTGTTCCAGGGCTACAAGAACGCCCAGGAAGTCAAGACTCGGATCACGGTTCCTCACAAGGAATCGCAGGACCTCGGGTTCGGCATGACGCTCAACCAAGACGGCGTCGGACTGTACCCGGACTTCGACTGCCCAGTCGGGACCGGATACTTCATCAACGTCAACCAGATGAAGATCCACGCCTTGACGCCGCAGTTGTTCTGGTACGAAGGCCCTGACAAGGACCCGCGCAGCAACTGGTCGTACCTGTGGGGCATCGGCTTCTACGGCAACGTGGAATACAAGCCGAAGCATTTCGCGAAGATCAAGTCTTACGCATAAGCAGGCAGGTCGGTCGATACTGACCTTTTGTTTCAAGTTCATTCAAAAGAGGAAATTTTACGATGGCTGATACAGTCACGGGCCTGCCGAAGCGAGGGTACACTTACCACGGCGGGACCCCTGCAAACATTGACGGATCGAAGGCGATCGAGGGCCACCCGATGGCCTTTGCCGACGATTACCCGGATGGTCCCGGTGTACGGATCAAGCGAAGCGACGACGTTGTCGAGGCGATCTTGGTTCGGAACACCTCTGGCGCAGCACTGTTGCCAGGCAGGCTCGTTCGATGGAAGTCCGGATCTCGAAGGCGAGAGGTTGACGGCTACACCAATGCCACGGCAGGCGAAGTGGCCGGTGTCGTTGACGACCAGTTGCCATCGACGGGCGTTGCCAACAACGACCTGTTCTGGCTGATCGTCAAGGGGCACGTCTTGCTCAAGACGCCTCTCGCCGGAGACGCCGGAAACGTCTTTTCTGCCGGTGACATTGTCGTGGCGTTGACTGCGGTTACGAGCGGTGCAACGACTGCCGGTCGTCCCGCTGTCCTTGCGACCGCAGCGACCACGAACACCGCAGCGGCGATCGTCAACCGATTCGCTCGGGTTGTTTCAGCGATGACCACGGCTCAGACCAACGCAAACATGTTGGTCTACACGGACGTTCGCTGATCCTGTACTCTTGACGGGTGAGGGGGTCTGTATCGCCAGACGGTACAGGCCCCCTCGGGGTTTTAACTTAGGTTTCGAGATGGCTATTTCGCGACAACAGATCGACGAATGGTTTGGTGACAAGTCCAAGCCGAACATTGCACAGAAGGACTGTCTCGAAGTGGAGCAGATCCGGATGGATGCCAAGCGTTTTGCTTTGA